TTTCGGAACTCTCGCCCATCAGGCGATTTCTTACCATATGAACTCAACAACATTCTCTCGAGAAATGCTAATAAGTTATTTAAGTCTTGATTATCAGTTAGTTCTTTGATATGATCTTCTAATTTCATACCTACCTCAGCTTCAAGCCTTACGACTTCTACTGATGATAGGTGAAAATACAAATCTTCTTTTCGTTCGTTACCATTAAAGTCTACGTAATTTACTGTGTGTTTAAACATCTAATCATCCTCCTAGATTTTTGTGACCATTTTGACGTGATTAAGCTTAAATGATAGTAGTGGTAGTGGTAGTTGGTTCAGTTAAAGCAACTACTTCTTGAATCGTTGGTAGGGTTGGTTCTGCTACTTCAGTTCCATAAAGCATGTCGGTTAACGCTATCCAAGCTTCTTCACTTACTTCATGACGAGTAATAGTGATACCAGCAGATGGATCTAGACCCATGTCTGATAAATCTACTGGAGTAGTTGAGTACTCCCATGAGAACGTAAGAGCATTTGGATCTTCATTAACTGTTTCATAAGCTCGTTCTGCTGGAGCTACTTTAGCGTTATAGATTAAGTGAATTTTCTCACCATAAGCATTTCCTTGAGTGTCGTTACCTACGATAGTAGAATATGCTAAACCAAATGGTACACGAGATTGTTGTCCGATATATACTCCTGGATGAATGGCTTCAGACCCATCACAAGCTTCGAACTCCGATGGATACGTATATGCATCGATAGATCCCTTTAGGTTTTCCGCAGATGTTAACGATAAATATTTCATGTTATCTGCGTATAGTGGAGTTTCTTCAGCTCCATCATTAGATTTTTTAACAGATGTTAATCCGCTCCAAGAAACACCATTTTGGTATTCACCTGTGATTGTATCTTGAACGAATAAGACACCTCGTCGGGTACCCGTTTCATATAGACGAGTTCCGATTTGATCCCATTGTAATTTAGACATTTATATTCCTCCTAATAAAATAGTTTTAGAGTCGTGTGATAGATATTATCGGTTGTAAAATATTGCGTTATCTTGCAATTGTGAAAATGAGACTCAATATCATCAGCTAACATACTGTCAGGGTTTAGATCCATGACTGTTAAAGAATAACCCTGTTTAGATAGGTACTTGGTATCGTCAGCATATAGAACGTTTTTAGTGTCCCGATTATACACTACACATGGATACTTCATCATATACCCTGATGGAGGTTGGAAATACACATTGGGCGTGAACATCTCTAGAGATGTTTGAAGATCTAATCTACTACCCATTCCACACACCTCCTAGTGTCGCTACTAACCTAGGTCTTTGAATTTCTATAGAATCCACTTCCCATTTAACGCCATCGATAGATATCCATCGAATATTATAATAGTTATTAAATGCGTAAGCATCTCCAACTAAAGATACCCTATGGTTAAGGGAGAGGTTGCTATTAATACGATCATCATCTCGATTAGAGGCAGATAATCTTAGCAAATCCCCCTTCATTCTTTTAGGGTGCTCGACTGGAGACCATACGCCAGGAACTGTTTGTTCTTGGGTAACATAGCCTACCAAGCCTGCAAATTTAGTCATATGTCATTATGCTAAAGTTGTAGTTGTAGTTGTAGTTGTTTTGTCAGCTTGACGAGTTCCATAAGTCAATCCGCCAAATTCGTCAGTTGCTCCAGTTGCTGCAACAGCACCTTCTACTAAGTGGATAGCTGATTTAGGCATAGTTAAAGCTCCTGATAGACGAGTTTCAATTAGATATTTATACTGGTTAAAGTCAATATCGAAATCATCAAAGTTAGTGATTTGACCACCTTTAGTAGCTCCAAGTTGATAGTCGCGTAAGTTAACAATAACTGCACCTTTACCGCTCATAAATGTAGTAGGTACAACTTTGTTAAGACCTAATCGATTTGCGATTGCTTCGTCTGATGGAATATCACCGAATAAGTATCGACCGTCTTGAGCCTTAAGTAATTTGATAGCTGATAATAGAGTTGGGTCAATATACATGTTAGGACGACCTGAACCTCGGTAATCAGCCATTGCTGTAATAACAGCTTCGATGAATGCGTCAGCATTAGCAAATGCTTTCTGAATAGTAAAGAACTCGTGATCTGTAATTACAGGACGGATGTTTTGTTCGTTAATCTTATCATCTGCTGAGAAGTCACGACCGTCACCAACTAAGATGGCGCGAGCAATTTCTTCTTTAAGCATAGTTTGCATTTCGACGTTCATGAACGAAACAACGTCAAAGTCTGTAATATCAATAATATCATCACGATCTAATTTCTGTTTCTTGTATACCGTAGTAGGTTGTGTTTGACGTTTAATTAAGCTAAAGAATTCTTCCTTCTTCATATCGCCTTTGATATAACCTTTAGCACGAGCTTCGTCTTCGGTTAAATCTGCTACTAAAGTTTTAACACGTGAAAATGGCGATTTAGATACGGCGTTAAGAATATCTAAATATTGCGTGTTAGTATCTTTGTAAAGGATTGGTGTGTTACCATTAGTTGAGTTATACGCATCTGGGAATAACATTTCAACTGAGTTAATACCGTGAGTGATTGTGTCGTCTTGTTCTGCTAGGAAATCTCGTAACGAGCTAGCTTTAGTTTGAAGAGCATGTTTTAGAATATCATTGTAATTATGTTTTAAAGTCTCATCTTGTTGCCCACCATCGGCTTGTTTACTGAATACGTTTTGTTTCATTTCTTCGTCATCTCCCTTTTCATCTTCATTATTAGTTTTAGAGTCTTCCTCTTCGTCAGCACTTTCAGTAACCATACCTAACAATGCATATACAGCTTGTTTTTGTTCATCGTTCATAGTGTCTATTACATCACCGATAGTCGTATCTTCACTATCAGCGTGTTCTAGTTCTTCATTATTGTCTAACAACTTTTCCACCTCTTCCAGCTCCTCATCTGTTAAATCGTCTAACACATCTTCACTCTCATCTTCGTCATCAATGACATCGTCTGACGCATGGATCAAAGTTCCTGGGTGGATTACACCAGTTTCCTCATCACCGTCTTCTGAGTGTTTCATAACTGTTTCGATCATAGCCCCCGGATTAGCAGCGGCTAGAACTAGACTGACTTCATAAATAGATCCATGGATAATATTGGATCCGTCACGTTTTAATCGTCTAGCCCCGATAGACATGGATGAAATGTCGCCATGTGTCAAAAGTTCTTTGGCGCTTAGCGCATCTTTGGTTTCGTTGAAATATCCGTAACCGTAGACGCCCTTGTCTTGATTCTGGAGCAACACATAACCCAAGACATTATTAGGACTATTGTAGTCATGGTTCCACACTAAGGGAACTTTTTGTCCATCGTTGTCTCGGAATGCGTTGTGCTTGATAGTTACGCCGTCGGAACATTTAATGTCGTTCTTCGTAACCCATCCAGCGAAATCGTAATCACGTTTCCCCACAATTAACTACCTCCTCTAGATTATTGTCACCATTTTGAAACGTAGCAAGCTTGGTCGGCTACATATAGTGAATCATTCTATACATTGTATTTGTATTTTTGTTATTCGACTACCGACCTTACTTTATGTATCAGGGGACGTGAGCGACCCATATAGTTAACCCTAATCGGGATTAACATCTTTAGATGGTTCTGGTGTACCTTTACTATTCTGCTTATTGTCAGCGATGTTAGGATTAAACAACTCATCAGCTCTAGGATCGTTGGACGGTTTCAATCCGATGATCTTTCTGATTTCATTCGAAGTCGTAATGTAATTACGTCTGAACGAATCTCCTAAATTACCAATAGTTTCAGCAGTTACAGTTTTAAACATGTCTCGATAAGACACTATGGTATGGCCTTGAGTTCGAGCCGTTTTAGTAATAAACTTTCGTCTAAATTCTGATACAATGTTATCAACAATAGGGTCGATAGTTCGACTGTAGTAGGTTCGCAACTCACCTTCGCTAGCCGTACCATTAAAAATGTTACCTGTCAAACCTAATTGATTATAGAACTCTTGTTTTAAACTGTTTACCGTTTCTGGAAGTTGAGGATTAGCAGGTCTATTGAGTTGCATAGCTTTCTCAGTTCCATCAACATACGCTATACCGTTATGACTTGTTGCGAGTTGAGCTTCGATGTCTCGTATGCGTTTTTCAGCCATCTGTCTTTGACTTTCAGTTTTGATACTGTACGGCAATGTTAGAAGTAGGTCTAATCTGTTAGACGAAGCCATTGCCTCAACATCATCTAGTTGGTTAAGTTTTCTAACTAGTCGTTGGAGTGTTGAATTGGTATCGTTTACTGTAGCATATAAAGGGTTCTCTATAATAGCCACATTCTTTTTATCCATAACTACATCTTCATAATTACCGGTCATATCGTTATATAATTTAACC